AGTGGTTTAGGTGAATCAAACTCAGATTTGTCATAGTTACGGTAACCTTCGACATTACGAATCTTTAGTTTGAAGTTTGCGCCTTCCCAAAAGTCAAACGGATTGACTGGTTCTTCGTCCTGGAACTGCGGTGTCATAATATCAGTGATCTTGTCAAAGATTTTTTTACCAAACTGATATAGGAATACCTTACCTTCGTTTTCAGGATTTGCTGGATCTGATACAACGTAAATGTTAGTTACGTAGTGAAGTCTACGCTTACGCTCACGAGCAATTTGCTTGTCTTCGTCGCGACCCGAGTTCCACAGAATTGAATTACCTTCTGATACTGGGTCAGGTTGACCAATTGACGTAAGGGATCTTTCAATGTACCAACGTCCGGTTGGCCCCTTAAAACCGTGGTCCCAATAACGAACCCACGGTAAATCTTCACCTTCTGCAGCAGGTAAAAATCGAATTACTGCGTAACCATTACCTGATTTATCAACGGCAGGTTTCCAAAAGCGATCATCACCATAGGATTTTTGTTCACCGCCGCCAACTTTTTCTGCAGCATTCTTGAGTTTATCAATGGCAGCTGAGCGATTTTTTTTAAGATTTGCAAATGACATATATATTTCCTTTTAACGTATTGTCTGAATTATCCACATACAACTCATGATGTATATTAATATTATAACACAGTATTAGCATTATGTAAATACCCTAAGCACGATCTTTTTCATTTTATTTAGATCAGGGTTGACGAAGGTAGCATACTTTTGAATTTTTTGTTTTGCATCAGGCCAAATAATTGTATCACCTATGCACAAAGTTTTAGTGAACCAAACTAACTTATCGAGTATCACGACTGTTTCCAAACTTACTTCATCCTGCATATGATAATACCACAGTGTTGGGTAAGGTGAAAACGTAGGCTTAAACAAATCATCAAATGAGTCTACCTTTTCGTACAACTTATTTATATCTTGTTCAAATGTATATGACAACGACTGATTGCGTCTTTGCCACTTTGACCAAACATCTTCGTCGGTCAGCATATCACCGACCCACTTTTTTTCACTAACAAACTGAGCAACAAAAAAGTTAATCAGTTCACCTGGTTCATTGAACTTGTTTGCTATTTTTGCAAACTGATACTTATCACGACGTTTCCAAAACGATTTTTGAGTTGCTGACGTTTTATAGTTATATTTTATTGCATCATATGTATCAGACTCAAAGTGCATTTTGATTGCCATGTAATACCTATATGCATCATATGGTTCAATTCTCATAACGGAAGTTGATTTCCTCCTTTAATCATGTTAAGACTTATTGCTTCAGCTTCAATCTTATCCTTTATAATGGGAGAAATTAGGTTACCTACATCCGCTGTATCAAGATCCCTATCCTTGCAAACCTCAACTACTGCATCGATATATCCAATCCTAGAATCGGCAACCTTTTCCTCTATTAGTTTTGCAAACTTCTTTTTTGTAAGTATACTGTTTTCAAGTTCATCATCCACACTCATATTATTTGTCCATTACCCTGAGTAAAATAGTATCCTTGTTGATTCTTCCATTAGGAACACTAGTTTTTGTTGTTAACTTTTTCCACTCATTATCAATTTGCTTTGAAGTTTTTGACAATGCAATAGGAATAAATGCTTCTGGTTTGCGCAGCCGAGTACACCTTGAATTTTCTACATCAATATTGTTTACGCTAGTACCCTTGACTTCAAATCCACTTGTAGAGGAGGTAACATATTCAGTCATCATTCTGGTTTTTACGTTGAAAGTAAAGAGCCTGTACGAGCCTGGAATCTGCACAGGATTGATCGACATGAGTTTGTTTTCACTACACTCCTTAAGATATTGTAGCTTTTGTACTTGCTTGTCTGCAGCACGAGCTTTAGGAGCTCGAGGTTTACGAGTAACCTTAGTCGTTGCCTTAATCCGTTCAAGATCAGCAACCATACCTTTTGATACGCCAAGGCGACGTTTGAGTTCTGACTTTGGAAGATGTGAGTATCCTTCAACTGCTTGAGGACAATTTTTATTATATGCATCATCATACTCAGAGAGCCACCTTTCTACACGACGGAGTACAATAGGAACGGCCATCGGTTTAAGATCATGCGTTTTAAACAAGTCATACAATTTAATGTCTGTTTTTTTACCTTCAGTCCACTCATCTTCAAGTCGATCAATATCAACCATGACAGTGGACCATACTTTTTGAGCAAGCAGTTCCTGTGGATTTGGTTTCTTTACTTCCGGTGCGCCTTCTTCATTTGTTTGTTCTTTTAGCTTTTGTTTTCCAGATTCAATCAACTCATTGAAGTATTTTTGAGCTCCTTCAAAGTAACTAACGCTCACTGGTTCAGGATCCAACCCTGCCTTGTTCCAAAAAATTGCAGCTGCAAAGTGCGTGTACATATGAAAGCAATACTCGGGATTAGCAAGGATTGCTCGAGCAGTTTCCTTACTATATTCTTCACGAATATATTTTTTTGTAATGTCAGTAATGATCTTGCGATCAACTTCTGTTTGAAAGTAATACTTACATGCAGCAAATCCTTTGTCTGTAGGACAACCAGGAAGACCAAACTTAGCCCTTTTAGGTGGAGCCTTAGGTTTACGTGGTACTTTAACAGATAGTGCCATTACTCTACCTCAAAACTAGTAACATTATCAATTTTAAATGAGCGCCATCCATCTGCAGTAAGATCAAATACTCGAACTACGTCGGTTGATGGCTGAACTTTTTCACTTAGTTCGTCAGAAACTGGTAATTGATTTTCAGGAATCATATCTCGCACGAGCGTACATCGCATGTTTCGAGTTTCTCCGTTTACCTTAGTAAAAACTACTTGGCATACACCTGAGCGCAAATTTGTTAGCATTTCATCACGGTTCATTAATTTCTCCTCATTGTAGAATAGTCAGTTGGATTGTCATCACGGCCGACAGCAACTAAGTTACTTTTATGCATTGTGGCAATACCTCTGATATAATCACCACTATAAGGTTTTGATTCAACCTTTGCGGTATTGCCATTACCTGTACTGCTTTTAGACTTGTAGACAGGCGTTTCGCGGATGTATCGTTTCTGTGTAGGGTTTGATACGGTTGATTTAGTTACCTTGCGGCCAGAGCCTGTGCGGTATGCTACATACTCGTCAAGTGTTGCAAACTGCAGCTGTGGTAAATTGTCACGCCGAGCTTGTTTGTTGTACGCATGCCACTCAGACTCGTATGCAGATTTGTCAACTTTAACTTTACGTTTTCGAGTATTGAGAGTCGTAAGACCTCGTTCAAGATGCATTGTCATATATTAGTGCCACTCATTGTCATAACGGGTTGTGTACGCAAATGTATCAACGATGCCTGAGTCACGAATTACACGACGTGTGGTACGTTCATCGTCATACATAAAGGCTTCATCAAACGCGTCCATGGAATCTTTTGACTTACGGCCTGCACGAGCATTGCGAGTAGCTTTGCGTGTTTTCTTTTGTACTTTTTGTTTGAACTGCTGCTTTTCGGCAGCACGACGAATTAGCTCAAGTCTATCAACTGACATGTATTATTACTCCTAAAATAGTATTGTATCAGGATTGCGGAATCGTGTCAACAAATGTTTTTGAACGAGCAATAAGAACTGTTTCATTTTGTTTAAAAAACATTGTGGCAGTGTCATTATTTAATGTGAGCTTTACACGTCCGTCACGAGTCGTGTCAACTTCTTCAACAGTGTCACGAAAAAACTCATCAAAAACCAGTACATCACCAGGCAATACGTCTTTAGCCGCTACTAACATTACAAAGACTCCAAAAATGTAATAAAGTAAAAAATAGGAGTTGCTACTACTAAGCTAACAGCAGCACCTATAATAAGACATAAAACATGATCACGTACTTCAATAGAAAACTTACGCATTACGAATCCTTTTTGAAATATTCAACAGCTTTTACTATTAAAGAAATAACAATCAAAATAATGACTATTGCGCCAATAGTTGGAAAGTTTTCAACAAGCCACTGCAATGAACCTAAAACGACAATAGTAACGACAAGGTATGCGCCAAACTTAACAACCCCGTCACAGAATTTATAAAGAGCTTTCATACTTTTTTCCTTAAGCTGCTGTTAGCATTGACATTGGAACACGGAACAATGCAGAGTCTGTACGTACAATTGCATTTTTAATCTTGATGGACTCAATAGTACCTTGATACTTAACACCATACTTGTTAGAAAAGCTAACGACTGAACCAGGACTTAATGTACGTGCATTCCTACGATCAAGATCAGCACGTGCTGCTTTGAGCGAGCGAATAATTGAGTCGAGTTCTTCACTAGAAAACTTACCTGAAAGGATGGTTTCGTTGATGTTTTTGAGTGTTGCAGCCATGATGTAGTACTCCTTAGTTTTTTCAATCAATATAGTTATTGTATTTGGTATCTGTACAAATGTCAACAACTTTTTTCATGAGTGTTGCAGATTTGCAACAGCTGCATCAAGTTCCTTGGTATAGGAAAAAGGAATTCCTATCAAAAAGCAAACATGCTCACCACCATACATCAATTCAGCTTCAGACAGGTCCAGAGCCTCTACAACCCATCGAATAGCTGTTTCACGATCAGCTGCACCGGATAAAATTGCAGCCTGGATTTGGCCTTCAAAGGCTTCAGAAGCTGCCTTTTCAGCTGCTTCTTCAGCTTCCATTGACCGTTGCATAATAGCAACTAAATCATCCCAAATTTCTTGCTTTTGATCATCCGATGATAGCTTCCAAAGCATGCTAAACTCAGGAGACGGACGGAAGCCATACGCATCCTTGTGTAAATCTGAAATTGTATTTTCAACAAATGAGTAGCTCATGATATAACTCCGTTCAATCAATCAATAATTAATTGTATTCCGATAGCTTTAAAATGTCAACAACTTTTTTCATAATTGTTGCAAAAATGCAACAACAAAAACTGTTGTATTTTTACAACAGTTCTAAGGCATTCTAAGGGATTTTTGCAGGATACTGAATGGTAACATACCATAAAAACAACAAAGGCCCTTAGAGGGCCTCTGGTGAGTTACAGGTAATGACCATATGTTGATATAATGTACTTCGGTCCTGATACAGGTTTGCATCCTTTGTGTGGATACATAAACATTGGTGGAAAACAAACCACACGACCTTTTTTTGGTTTGATTCCTCGGTATCCTTCACCGCCCAAATCAAAAAGAGTTTCTCCCCCTTCCTCAACATCATTAAGATAGTAAAACATTGCTAAGTATCGACGAGCCGAAGCATAGTCACCTACATCGGTATGCCAATCAAAAATATCTTTATTATTTGGCTCATACTTTTTCATTCGGTGTTGCTCATATCCATGTTGCTCTGGCATAAAAGTTGCTTTAGTATAACCGATATACGAATCATGAACCTTGTGGGTAATTGAACGAAGTGATTCTTCTAGCTTAGCAAACTGAGTGTCTTCAGTAATGTTAATTTCAGAAAAAGAATACACGTCTGTATCACGTGTTACATGTTTTTTAGATAGGTCATATACTTCAATAAGATCATCGCATAGATACGGCGGAATTGCATCATCGACAATTACAATATAGTCGGCTAAGTTATTCATGTATTATCACTCCTTTGTATAACAAATTTAATGTCATTATATTTTTCAAAAATTTCTTCCCAGTACTTTCGCCAATCTTTAACAACAGGCTCTCTTATACGACTTACCATTTCTGCGCCTTTAAAATGTATATCAGATCTAGACGATATATCATCAGTCCAAAACGAGTCAAAGCCCCAAAGATGTACTTCCTTAACAGTATCTATATTTTGCTCTATTGCATAAATGGTTGCATGATGGCCAGAGTTCATTGGATACTTACTGCCCTTTGGATGACTCATTTTAATTGTGTCAATAACCTTAATCGATTCAGGTGACAGTTTGCGCCATCCGCCCTTTTCTTTTTCTATATATTTTTCGCAACGATCAGATACGACTGCAGGTATGGTGAGTCGGTATCCTTCAAACAGTTTCATCATTGGCTTTGCATCCATGATAACCGTATAGTTAGGACGCAGTTCAGGATCAGAAAAGTTGCAGCCTACAAATAAGTCATCATTAGTCCACTCGTTTCTGTTGAACAAACTAAGTGAAGGGCCATTACCAAGAATATGAATCACTGAATACATACTTTAAGTTATTGATTTATCAAATTGACTAACTGCATTGCTGTGGCAGGACTTAACGTCCAACCTAAATGCCCGTGTCCCACATGATAAAATACATTCTGCATTTTGCTTTGTTTAATTATAGGCATCATGTTAGGAGTCATTGGTCTTAGGCATGCCCATTGCGAATATTGACTTCTATCAATACGAGGAAAGTTATTTTCAACCCATTCAAGCAGTGGGTCAATTCTATCACGACGTATATCGTAATTTTTACCAGTCAGTTCTGCGGTTCCTGCAACTCGGAATCTATTACCTAACTTGCTAGTAACAATCTTTGCTTCATCATCTAATAAACTAACTGCAGGACATTGATTTTCGTCTTGTAGTTCAATTGTAATGCTATAACCTTTTACAGGATAAATTGGTATATTATCACCCAAGGTTTTTGACAACTCAACCGATCCTATACCGTTTGCTAATACAACTTTATCGTATGCGTTTGGTAAAAATTCAAGTGTATCTATTTTGTAGTTAAAGAAAAATTTAACACCATACTTTTGTTTTAAAACATTTTTTAACTCGCTACAAAACTTGTGTATGTCACCAGTCCAATCATCCCTCGTCCATGTTCCTCCTACAATACCCTTTGCAGTTTGTAGAGCAGGTTCTATTTCAAAGACTTCATTACGATTTAGTATCTTCCACTCGCAACCATTGCTCTCATATAGATCTTGTACATCTATAGCTTGATTGAAATATGATTGTGTTTTGTAAAAGTGAAGTATACCTGAACTGCTTTGATCGAAGTTTATATTTTCTTCATCAATAATTTGTTGATACAAGTGACGAGCTTCAATTCCTAGCCTAATTGTTTCAGCCGTGTTTTTAGCTTTTACATTGTTTGCAGTATGCCACAAAAAAGCAGCTAACCATTTTGCTTTATCCCAATCAAGACTTGGTCTGATTAGGAGCGGTGCATCTTTTTTGAAGATCCACTTTGCGCTTTTAAAAACATTGTTCCAAGACGTCCAAGTTTCTGAATTAGAAACACTTACTTGTCCACCGTTTGCATAACTAGTGCGCATTGCAGGATAGGATTCCTGCTCATATACATCAACATCATAACCTTGTTTGCTAAGATAATATGCAGATGTAATACCTGCAATGCCAGCACCAATTACAGCAATTTTCATAACAATTTAACTCACAAAATGTTTATATGCCCCAATGACAATACGCGGATTTAGCTTTTTGAATTGCTTCGTCACGTCTCATTTTCATTATCACAACAATAAAGGTTTTAAAGGCTCTTTTTACTTTTTTCATTTGTTTTCCATATTAGTATTTGTACCAATAGTATTTATAACGCTATTAGTATTAATACTAATATAAATGGCAGGTTATTCTGTTACGAGGAAACCTACCGAAACCCTAGGCAGTGTTTAGGCTGCCAATGCGAACTGTTCGTCGTTTGCGTTTACGTTTTTTGCTTCTATGGCTGAGTAGTCTCAACCCTACGACTTTCACATTGCCGGATCGTCCATTTTTCTACTTGTTGCTCTGTCGAATCTAGTTCATCCCCATCAGAGATACACTGCTGTTACCTGTACTTTTCACTGTGTACTTTTCGAGCTGCAGTCTTTAGGTAACCCCGTGGAGTTATTGGTGCAATGTATCTTTGGTGGAGATGAGGGGATTTGCACCCCTGTCCAGAACACCGTTGGATCAACTTCAAACGATCATAAATTATATATACTATTGCAATCCCGTTAAAAAGGAAAACTGTGTATTTTTTTATCTTGCTAGTTTGTTTAGAAGGAATTCCTGAATGCAAACCAATAATTCTTGATCCGCCTCCTCATTATATTACCGCTGAAGAGTGTAAAAGTAAATTACAAATTGCAGCAAAATTTATTATAAAAGAAATTGAAAAAGACAATGAAGGGCAATCAGGAACTGTTACTGGTCAGTGTATTTTAAACGAAAAGATTAGCCCTGCTTAATTTTTTCTATGTGTTTTTCAAAGGCTTCGACTTTTGCAACTCTGTCAGGCCAAAAAATATAGTCTTTATCAGGATTTTGTTTTAAATTTTTGAGCAAAGGAACAATTGCCTCGTACAAACTATCGAGCCTTTGTTGAACTTCTGCTGCCGATGATTCTGCGCTCTGAATTGCTTCAAGTTCATTTTCAGAAACTGCGGTAAACCCAAAATCAAAGACATCATTATTTTTACTCATTTTTTACTTGAACCTTCAAAAATACTTTTTAATATAGGAAGAATGGATTCTTGTTCTTCTTCACTCAGCGTATCATTATCATTTCCAATCATCCATACGGTTTCTGGAAAATATTTTTTTACATTAGTAAAAAGTTCATTAAGATCCTTACCTTGTGTCAAAAATCTACCTTTATTACCATATGCATAAAACACATCATCTTCTTTAATAATTTTCATAAACTCATTGTTTAAGTCATGCTGTATCATTTCTTCTTCATCAATATATTCAAGTTCTCCATTTTCTAATGCAATCAAATCTTTTTGTATTCGCCATATTGTGTATGCCTCACCTGCTTTAAACATTGCAAAGGCTGCGCCTACAAATAACAGGATTTCTAGTATTAGATCAGACGTCATACTACTTACTCCTTGTAACGATATGTGCATGTAGTACTATTTATTACGCAGCCTTTTTCTCAAAATTCATAATATGCTTTAAACGATCAGCGGCATAGCTAGCAGCAAATGCTTCAGGTTTACAAAGAGGTGTTACATTACACATACCTTTAATGTATCCTACAGCTTCATTAATAACGCATGAAGAACCATGCATTTCATCTGGATTAATGTCAAGATGAACCTGTACGTCACGATCCTCCAATACCTCGTGAAGCTTTAAATATAACTCAGCAACTTTCATTACTTCAGTCATAAGACGCATACGAGGTTTACTTCTTTTTTGATCGTAATCGCGTTCGCGCTGAACTTCACCAAATACCTTACAACCATGCTTACCATCAATGTGAACAACAATAACCAGAGTATAATCAGCCCACCATACATCGTTATGAATAACTCTTTCTGAATCACCACCAATATAAATTTTAGTATCTGGTCCCTGCAATTCAATAAAAGTCTTTACTTCATTAATGTTGATTGACATGATGAATTTCTTCCATTGCATTGTACAACAATTCAAAACATTGCAGAGCACCTACTGTGAATTCTTCACGATCTCTTAATGTTTGAAGATATGCTAAGGCTTCCTTTCTATCATTCCATTCCAAATGACTAGTAGGATACCCTTGTAAACGACGACGCATAATTTCACCACCCATAAGATGAGCACCAGTTAACACGTATGAAAATCCACCAATTTGATTTTCGTCTAAGTCTTCATTAAACCACTTAATAACCGATATAGGTGCCTTTGGTATAACCTCGTTACTTTCAATATCTTTAAGTATTGCTTTTGTTTTCCATGCGCAATCTTCCATGTGAGGATCTATTTTAAGATGTATAAAAAACAGAGTCATTAGCCAATCAGCATAATCATCTTTATGTGGATTACCTGCAGCCATCGACGCACCAACTGGATGTGACTCACACTTATGGTGCCATTCTCTTGTGTTTTCCCAAAGCTTTCCTGGCATTACTGTTTACCATCCATTTTTTTAATCACTTCATTTATTTTATTTTTCCAATACTTATCAAGACAAGCAGAGTCGCGAAGAAGCTTTAAGAATTTTATGAGCTCATTCGCATTCATGAGTTTTATGTCCGAAATATGATAGTACAATCTTAAATGCATCGACATGTTCTCTAAGAATCTTAACATCTTCTTTTGGATCATGTTCAAAAATAGCTAGGCCGCTGCCAGTTTTTCGAAGTTCAAGATCTTCTTGAAGATGTTTTAGTGTATCAATCAATTGATCTACGATAATATTATCAACCGTATCGTAGTCGAGTTCAACAGTAACCTTCTTCATTTTGCTCACCTTTGTATATAATTAAGTAAATAAGTGTAGACTTCTTCAGGGCTTTCATTCCATCTTTTTTTTGGTGTATCCATGCCAAATGCTTTGTTTGGTGAGTTCCACCATTTTGCTGCAGCAGGAATTCCTACCATTGCTTCTAGCATTTTATCACATCTAAGTTTTAATGCATCAAGATTCATAACTATGTTTTAAACTCGTTTGTTTACTTTGTACTTTGCAGGAGATTTAGAAATGTCATAACCTAACTCTTCAGCAAAAGCATGAAGCTGATCATACAACATATTAAGTTTATCCAACGATTCGTTTTTTATATTACAAATATCTTTAAAAGTTTTTGCATCAGAGCTATTCAATTCCTTAAGAAGGAATTCATACTTTTCATATAAACGATCAATATTTTTTGACAAGTGCTCTACTTTTCGATCATCAGGCTTTTCATTTAATTTACTAAAGCATCGATTAAGTTCATTATTTAAACGATTGATTTTCGATTCTTGCAACAAAAATAAAACAAAAATTACTACAGCAAAAATTGACACTCCAATTTCAAAAACCATTTTATTACTCCTTATAATTTAAATACTATCAAACCGTGCTTATATCAATAACAGCAATCGAGCCAGTTTTGCTTTCATCCATTTTTTTTGTCCAAGTATTTAATACGCCATTTGCAAGTCCGGACATACCTTCGGCGCCTTTCATACAAGTGTATATTGAACCTGATTCGTTATGTACTTGGTAATACCTATCATGTTCAACAACTCTTGTAATGCCGCTTGATAGACGCCATGAATCTCCATTCAAATATCCGCCATACCAAGATCCCAAAATGCGACGCCAAGGATCTTTACCTTCTTGTTTAATTTCAACTACAACCCAAAGATCTGGTTGATATTGATTACCCATAATATTCTCCAATAATAATTTGTGAGGGTACTGTCACGTCCGTTTAATCCCTAAATTTTATGAGATCCCTACCGATTACGAGCCACCATAGCTCAATTATGTAATAGGAAGGGAGTGGATCGACCTTGACAGTCAGGCTGATGGTTAATCACTTCGCTTTCGGACCCTCACAAATTATATTATACAACAAAAACTCAAAAAAGTAAATGGCACCTCGTGCAGGAATCGAACCCACATTTAGGGAGTAGAAATCCCCTGTATTATCCATTATACGAACGAGGCAAAAAAGTTTGGCGGGTGATACAGGATTCGAACCTGTGCGCCCATTTCTGAACATTTGTTTAGCAAACAACTGCATTTGACCACTCTGCCAATCACCCTTGTTTGGTGCCCCTTGACAGAATCGAACTGCCAACCTCGGATTACAAAACCGACGTTATACCATTTAACTAAAGGGGCAAAAAAAAACTGGAGCAGGGTAAGGGAATCGAACTCTTGTATGCAGCTTGGAAGGCTGCCGTTCTACCATTGAACTACACCCGCATTGTTATAGTAAAGCACACTAGGATAACCTGTGGGTCAGGAAGTATTACATCCCTTAGTTAGGAATCTCATTCAGTTCCCACACCGAGTCAAAGTTTCCGCTAAGTAATGTGCTTTACTATAATACCATATTGAATCACACTAATACCAAACTTTTTCATCCCGGCCTATATGTCTCAGCATCATAGCGTTGGTCCTTGACGGGTTTTCAAGTGTGATTCAATATGGCGGCTGTCCCTAAACAACCAACATATTCTCTTTTTGTTGTTGGGCGAGAACCCTCAGGTCTAGATGTCCATACTGTACCACACCATCAGCACATGCATTTTTCAAGGATGGGAATCCCACCCACCACGCCGGTTTGAGGATAATGTCATAGGGATCAGACAACATAGCCTTGACGGAACTTAGTGTTGGCGACCCGTACCGGATTTGAACCGGTGGCCTCTTGCGTGACAGGCAAGTGATCTAACCAACTGATCTAACGGGTCATAATTGGTACACCGTAGGGGAATCGAACCCCTCTTACCGCCGTGAAAGGGCGATGTCCTAGCCGATAGACGAACGGTGCGACGGTTGCGGAGCCCAGACTCGAACTAGGAACTCTGGCTTATGAGACCAGTGTGATGCCATTTCACTACCCCGCCTTTGCCATTAATTGTGTTGTCATGTTATAGATGCCTTAACCGTACATCGTTTGGTTTTAACGCCTAACCTTATTCCCAATGCGTCCAAAAGGTCTTCGGTTTCGAGCAACTCCTGATTGATACGTATGCGCGCTCGTACAACCATTCAGAGATTCACTATCCTGCGATCACAGGAATTTTCCATAACAACACAATCAATGGCTCCGGATCCTGGGATCGAACCAGGGACCAAAAGATTAACAGTCTTCTGCTCTACCGCTGAGCTAATCCGGAATAAACTGTAATGAATTTTTAAAGAACAATTTATAGTATATAATATATATCAAAAATCTATTGCTTGTCAACAACTTCTTGAGAAAAATTTTGCAAAGACTCAAGCAAAATAACTGATACTGCATATTCAATCAATACTTTTTTATCTTCCTCAGACAA